CGCTAGGAGCAAAGGCATTGCAATATAATGGAAGCCAAAAGCAAAACCGCAAATCCATCCTATAAACGGTCGCCATCCAGCAACAAACATACTTCTACTTTGTGCCTCTACCTTATTAATCTCTGCTTGTAGCTCTATAAGGCGCTGAGGATCCATCTCCTTACCTTTTATAGCTTCTCTTATATCCAAAGCCAAACCTCCTAAGTTAGATTTAGAGGAATCACTTTTACCTAAGAGAGAGAGTAACATTTTAAGCATATAACTCGTAATTTGTTTTTTTACCTTTTTTTACTGCCTTTAATATTCTATTTCTATTTCCACTTACCCCTACATAGGAAACGTGAATCCAATCTGGATTATCATCATCTCCAAACTCCCAGATCAATTGATCAAAATCTAAGTTTTCCTTAATGTATTCAAATAGCTCTGCATTTGTTTTATCCCCAGTAGCATCTATATCTATAGCTTGACCTTTAGCGTGCTGACTGGTAGATTTAGATCCTATAGCTTCGCAAAGCTCCACAGATCTATAAAAACTATTTACACGAATCGGCTCTTTTGCCCATTCTCTCAATGGCTCGAATACATTTTTCGCAAGTTTTTTCATGTTTTGCACATCCAACTCTCCTGGCGTGTTCTCTATCTCCTTTTTCTCTGCTGTCTTTGACTTTATCGCCTCCCCCCAGCTTATATGTTTGCTGATAAATCTCATCTTTTATAGCTTATTTATTTAACTTGTTTTTTCTACTCTATTCTCTATAGTTATAATACCCTTGTAAAAGGTCTTATCGTCATCGACATCCTCCAAATATTTAACGCTGTCTACTGTGCAAGTATATACGTTTAAATTATTGGCGCTTAAATCAAAATAATTATCCGATCTAGTTCTTATCAAGTTTAAAACAGTAGAAACTATTCGATTCGCTTGTAGCTCCCCCCCTGTATCACCTAAAAAAGAAGTCACTACGTCAATCCTAGAAGTGCATATAATATTAAAAGAGGTTTGATTTTCATCTATCTCCTGGGTATCTACAGAATAAACCCTTATAAACGGCTCAGATGCGTTTTGTGGCACTTTATTATAAACTGGCACATAATTACCATCTACTGTAATTGCATCCGTTAGAAGCGTTATAATCTCCTTTCTGATGTGATGTATTGCCTCTATCATTTAAGTAACTTTTTAATTCTCTTATCTATGCTGTTAATTAATTCTCTTATACCCTTATTTACAGTAGGATAAAAGAATGGTATTTCTCTACCACCTTTACTAGGATTGCCTCCTCCAAATTCTACATATCCAGAGTATGGAGCATCAGACCTTATTTCCGCCTGCTTATTATTTACTACAGCTTTAATATTCTTAATTAAATTTCGTTTATCATAAGGAGCTATCTTTTGCATTTCCCTAGTAATAGATAAAGCCGACTTTCCTATCTCTTCTGATAAAATCATTTTATCAATCGCCTTTAATTTAGTGATTTTACCCTGTAGCTTTTTATAGGATTTTGGATCTAATTTCATTGCGCTAATCTCTTTTGGTAGCTGATATCTTTACGAATTTATTTTTAAACCCTTCATAGATTCCAGTTATTCTATAATCTCCATCTTTACTCTGCACCTTTAAGATAGTACTTTCGTTTATATTATTTTCATCAAAAGTTTTATCCCTTAATACAATGTCTACATTTAGATAGCGCCCTCTAGTATATTCGTTACTCTGTACATCACCTTTCACCTCTTTGACATACGCCCAAACTGTAGCGCTTACAGATGCCGTAGCTGTGAATCCGCCAAAACCATCTGAGGTTTTTGTAAGAGTTTTTATTTCTACTCTAGTATCTAATTTTCCAGCATCCATTAAATAAAAGCGTTTTTATAAGGCGATAATATATGCTCCACATTAGCAGGAACTTCTACAAAAGAAACGCCTTGCATTACAATAAAATCAGCTCTATTATCATAAAGAGTAGAAACAAACTGCAAAATAGCGTGCTGTAGTAATGCATCATCTGATCCAGATGTAGTATAGCTAACTATAACATCTTTATTTTTACCTAGATTGTTTAACTCTATTACATCATCATATAAGCCATAAGTAGTATAATTCATAGTAGAACCCTCTGAGGTTACTGATGTAATCGTATCGATAGGCGAGAAAGGTATCTCAAATCTATTAGAAACCTCCTCAATATAATACTTTCTGCTTTTAGCTACGATATCCTTTCCTATGTAATTTTCACACCAGATTCTAGCTTGCTCAATCATATTACCTAATAAGGCATCATCATCGCTAGTGTCGATTCTAATAAAGTTTTTCGCATCTGTTACCGTAACTATTTCAGATCCAGTAGTAGATATTATTTTAGCTTGAGGCATTATTTCTTAGCTTTAGTTATTCTTTTTTTAGGCGCTTTCACCTCTTTGGTTTCTCTTACAATTTTCTCCTCCTTATACTCTACTCCTATACCCTTTTGGATGTAGTGTCTAGCTACTTTAGGATCTAAATCTACTAAGTCGCCTTCTTTTCTCCATCCATCGCTAGAATAAACCTCTTTAATAATTGAAATTTTCATAAAATTTTATTTAAAGCAAAGATAAAAAAAAAGCGCCACCTAACAGGGAGCGCCTTTCCAAACAAACTTGAAACGAAAAAAAATTCTATTCAAATGCAAAGTTATTAAAAAAAATCTTGTTTTTGCCTGTTAATGAGATTCTTATTGATTGCATTACGCCATTATTTTTAAATATAAACCACCCAGCATAGAAATCACTATATACAGCAAAATAATCCACCTTATCAATCGTATACTTTGATTTATTATTTTGTAATGGTATATGGATAGTTTTTTCAGTTTCTTTTTTTGGAACTTTTATAGATGATTTTATTTGAACTTTTATAAGTCGTTCTCCTGTATCTACTATAGCATCATATATACTAGAATCAGATAAAGGCATAGAGATATAATAACCTCTTTTCATGCACTCTGTAGCGAATAGATACTCCGCTAAACATCCCCTTTGATTGACATCCACAGAGTCAAAGCTACAAAAAAAAACCCCAGGCGTTATTTTGCCCAGGGTTACTATCAAAATGAAAACTAAATTCACATCATGAACGCCTCATGGCACTCATTACTGCAAATGTCATTGCCAAAGCTAGGTTCATCGCAAACCTTGCAAAAGCCACCCTCATAATCATCTGGAGGAGTATACCCCCCTGGAGTGTAAATCGTATATAAATCATCTATTTTCATATTATTTTCTTTTTTGTATTTCATCAACTCTACCTTTAAAATTAAATACCATGTCACTAAGGTACATATAATCTGATGGAGTCATCTTATCGGTTAATCCTTTTATACTATCTATGTAAAAATCGTATATGCATGGAACTTTTTTATCCTCTTCTTTATTTGTCGGCATATCTTATCATTATTACAGTTAAAACATACATAGCTAAAGAGTCCCAAACGGCATCATATCTTATCCCTAAAGACGTACCCCAAATAAAAAACCCAATGATTAAAATTAATCTCACCTTTTGCTGCAAAGTCATCATATCAATAGCCGTATTTAAAAATTAAAAATAAATCCAAGAGCTTATACATAATAAAATATCCAGCTACGTTTAAAGCTAGTGCCATTAGAATAATCTTTGGTTTAGACATTTCAGTCAATATCACCCACTCTACAGATTGAGTGATCCTTTGTACTATTTTTTTCATAATTAATTAGTTTGTTTCTCCAAAACTACAAATATTTGAGGAAATTCCAAATATTTTAAGAGAAATATTATTAAAACATAAAAAAAGGGCAACCCCTAAAGGATGCCCTCTTAATCAAAATTCTCATTTTGCTATTTAACTTAATCTACTGTCTTATGCAGTTTCTAAAGCTGTTTTAGCAGTTGAGAATGTACCTTGAACGATTGCGTTTGGCTGGTAGTTAGTTAAAGCTACTCTCTCCATTGCACGAACTGTTACAAAGTTTTTCTGGAAGTTATCGCTATCTTCTCGGCTAAATTCAACTGATAGGTTTTCACGAATCCAAAGCTGTGAAGATTGGCGTAAGTTACCTACTAGGAATTTTCCAGCAGTTACTGCTGTATTTACAGTCACAGGAATACCATTTATTGTTGGCTGTATTCCGCTAAAGATTTGATTTCTCAAATACTCATTAGCAGTAGATTTCAATAAAATCATCTTATGTAGATCTGTAGGATTTAATAAGATAGTATCTGCCTGGTAGTTAGATAATGCCAATTGGTTTAAAGCAACTGTAAGCACATCGAACTCATTAGCTGACTCGATAGATTGATAAAACGCACCGCTAGAAGCTGTGATAAAACTAGCTCCATCTGTGAATAATCCATCTAAGTTTGGTGATGATCCATCTCCGTTTAAGATTTCATTATCCTCTACAGAAAGTACTTTCTCTGGTACTCTAGCTGATAGGTAAGAGGTAAGCTGCTTAATATCATCAAGCATTTCTCCTGTGATTCTCATGTAAGTACCGATTTTCTCTACGTTTACAGATGTAGCAGTAAGATTTAAATCAGATTGCCCAAATGCAGCAGCTTCCGCCGTAGCAGCAGCTCCATCAGTATATGCCGATTCTTTTGGGAAACGGATAGTTTGAGAATCAGTAGATCCTTGAGGTAATAATGAACGAATATGTACTGAACGGCTAGGATCGTACTTGATTGAGTCCACTATAGTTTCTCCAGCTACAACTCCAGTAACATCAGCTCCTAAGCTCATGTCTGCTTTCACTTCAAAACGTGCAGCGTTTGAATTACCTTTAGTCATTGCCTCGATAGCACCATCATTTAAAGCGCTTTCAATAGCCGACTTAAACGACTGCTGAGATGCTCCAGAAAGTGTTTTCTTTGCAGCGATCTCCATGTCATCCATTCTCTTGTTTAGAGCTTCGCTTTTTTCTACATATTGTGTAGTTAAGTTATCAATCTCTGATTTTAGAGATGATTCCATTTCTCCTTTGGCGTTATCTTTTGCCTGGTTAAATGCTTTCTCGATTTTCTGGTCAACGATGTTTCCAATCTGATCGAGTTCTTTTTTAATATTGTCCTCCATGATTATTTTTTTAGAGTGTTTAACAAATAGTTATAAATCTCGCTATTGTCTGCTTTTACCTCGATCGGCTCAGTAACTTCTATTTCCGTTGGCTGAGTGACATTTACATAAATTGACTTTAGCTTTAATATTTCCGCCTCTAAGGCGTATCCCAAATCATCAGAGATTTCTCCCTTTCTGATTAAATGAGCAAGTTTATCAAACCGTTTAGCGATTTTCTCTGGACTTACATTACCTTTTACATCCATTATCATCGCCTGGTCATTCGCTGCTAGTGTAACAGCGCTAATCTCAAAAAGTTTTACCTCGTTGAGATGTCTGTAGCCATCATTACCCATTTCTTTTTGAATTGGTAAAATACCTACAGAGTTTTCAGTAATGACTCCAGCTTTCATTAATTCTACGACATCCTTACCTAATTGTGTTTTAGGAATGTGCGCTTCAAAAATTAAACCTTTGTCATCCTCCTCCAAGTGAACCATTTTTCCAAGCGGCTTATCCATATCGTGCTGATAAAGATACTTTACTCTTCTAGCGTTCTCTTGTATTGTCTTTTTATATGCTCCCTTATTGATTACATCGCCATCAGAGTCGATATTACCAAAAACAGATCCATAACCTTTAACAACTCCAGCGGAAGCATCTGCATCGATTAGCTCGCCTATCTGAGTTGATTTGTAAATAATTGTATTCATAATGCAAATTTAATAATTAAATATTTATGTCTAATTTTTCAAAAATTAGCTTATTTTTTTGACCTGGTAATGGCTTGCTATGATCATTGCTTACTATAATATCATCTGGGATGCCTTTATCAAATGCTTTACATCCAAAACCTCCCTCATTCAAATGCTTACAATTATCACAAATTAAATCTTTAACTACTGTCATTTTTTAAAGTATTTATCTATTAACTCACCAAATTCTCTTGCCCATCTACTAGGATTTTCATTTAATTTATATTCAGTAAATGCCTCAGCTAAAATCTCATTATCATTTTTATGCGCATAATTACTAATAGCTGTTTCATTATATTTTTCTAAATTCTTGTACTTTGTTAATCTTGTTTGTCCATTTATAGTGATTTCAGTATAATTGTCAAACTGATACTTTCTTAACTCAGTAAAATACCTTGTTTTCATTTCCTTAAACTCTGCCCAAAATTGCTTATGAGATCCTACTAAATCAGTTGATATAATATGACCAAATTCGTGAGTCAAAACATAAAGATCATCATTTAATGGCGATATTCTAGCGAAATGTCTATCGAATTTAAGTTTACTAATCTGATTCCTTTCGTATTTCGAAACAGATGTATTTCCAAAATTAATTCTTTTTAACATCCCATCAATGTAATTGCTAGGATATTCTCTGCCTGGCATTGATTCAAATCTATTTATTTTACCTAATGCTCTGCCATCTCTTTTAAAATGCAATTCTATACCCTCCTTAAATGCTGAATTTTCTGCATAATTTATATTATACTCATCGCTAAGTTTTTTAAATTGAGATACTAATCTTTTATAATGTTTAGAATTAAGATTATTAGAATTTACACTTTTAATTAATATTCCTTGTCTTTTAAACTCATCTACAAAAAATTTATCTATTTCTTTTTTTGACATTTTCTCAAAATCCACTACCTCCTCTACTGCCTCTCTAACTGGTTTAGGCGTTCTTAGAATACTACGACTAGGCGAAGCTGGCTCACGCACTCCAAAACCTTCTATAATACCAGCCGCTTGAGCATCCTCTTTTGGAAATGGCGCTGTAGAGCATCTACAGTTAATGACATTCCTAGCGCTACCAGCAGGATCTCCAGGATTGAATAAATGCTCCCCCCCTACGATAAATCTCTCTTTAAAATCTACTATTTGACCATCTGCTGATCTATGCGCTGGTCTTTCTTTGCCATCTAAACCAGTCATCCACTCCTTTTGTAGGTTTTCCTGTGCAAACATATCCGTAGCACTTTGTAGAGTCGCTACGTTAGCTGCATTAGTGGATTCAGTTCTAACTAATCGCTCCGCTTGACTTTTAGAGTATTGAGAAAATTTCTGTCTTAATATTCTACTAGCTTCGACTTCACCCATAACCATAAATTCTGGATCTGATGATAATTGCTTAAACACTTTTGATAAAGTCGCCTTAGCAGTTCCCTGTACTAGAGTAACCCTTTCAGCTGCTATCTTTTGGCTTACCGCATTAAATCTCTCCGCCCAGATATCATCGTAACCAGATACATCTACCTGCTTAGAGATTACCTTATCAAAGTTCTTAGAATACCACTTAGCGAATTTTAAGCCAATATTTACATAAATACGGCTATAGTGATCTGATAGATCCGAAACCCTAAATAGATTATCGAATCCAGTAGTTTTTCGAGTCGTTAAAAACTCCTCTATGGCTTGCCTATATTGACTATCGTAATACTTTTTAACTCTGCTAAATTCCTTAGATTCAGAGCTTTCTAGTACCTTATCGAAATTATCCTTCCAGGATTGTTTTGCTTTCTTTAGCATTATCCCTCATTTTCTGCTATTTTTTTTGCCCAAGATACCATGGCAGCACCTCCCCAGAGATTGTATGCCACATAACCCTTATCCTTCCAAGGCGTATCCTTAAACTTTGGATCTATTTTGGCGTTATCTTTATGTCTAGCTAAAAAGCTGTGAACTCTTTTTACCGTAGATAATGAGATTGCTTCTCTACTAGCTAGTTGGTTTGCTCTTTGCCACCCAGTAGGCGTGCCAGCAGTAACCTCATCTCTACCGTACTTCTCTCTCCAGTCAATCATCCTACGAGCGTTATTAGTAGCGCCTTGAGGATAATCCTTATAAGTATCCTCTTTAGTTTCTATGGAGTTTAAATCTACTTGATCATTAAATCCCTGCTCCTGTCTTTGAGATGCATAGTAATCATCTAATCTATTATTTTTAGCTGCTTCATATTCAGCGTGAGTTACAAATGGCATGAATACAGTAGATCCATTAAATAAATGCTCATGGTATCCAGATCCTCCCATCTCAACGGCTCTAGCTTGAGCTTCGCTTATAGTAGTAAAAGTGTCTACAGTATTTAATACTGGTGATTTAAATAATTTAGCGATATCCACATCGATGCCTTTATCCTCTATCTCTGGAATGATATCTCCGCCGATAGGTAATAGATTAGCTGGCACATAGTAATCATCTAGCTTAGAATTATCTTCATCCATACCGTAACTCATTGCAGCACGTTTTTCGTTAGGAGTAAGCCACCACGCCTGGCTCATTTGTCCAACTACCTTATCCATCTCTTCCTGTAATTCTGGGATAGCTGAATAGTCAAAATCTATATATAGCTTCTCGCCATACTGAGGAGCGAGCCATCTATTTAATTCATCTCTAACTTTGTTTAGTTCTGGAATTACAGCATTTTGATAAAGCGCCTTCTTAGCTTCCTTCATGTTATTGTAAGAAGTGCTATCTGTATTGTTCAATAATTGTACTGGTACATTATAGATATTACATAAATCTTTTATAGTTGCATTGTACTGCTCTATTAAAGATAAATCAGATGCATTTAAACCAAAGTTTATCCAAGATAGTTTCTTAGGCGTTATTACTACATCTCCAGCGTTGTCGCTTCCCTGGTACTGCTGTTTAAATTTTTCTTTTAATGCTCTAGCTTGAGTTTCGTTTAAATCGCCTTCATCAGACATTAGTACCCCCCTGGCTGTTTGATTTTGTAGATATTTAACTCCAGTAGTTAATGCCTGGTTATTCGCATCCATAACTCTTAAACCAGCTTTTAATGGTGACATCCCATACAAGTGCGATCCTGTACCATCATAGTATAAGTTTGGATCTTTTATGTGGCACACATCCTCAGCGGATATTTTATAATTTCCATTGTAGGATAATGTGTATTCTTTAACTGGGTTCATTATGCCACCAGAATTAATTTCTATTTTCTGTGATGGCAATACATAAAGCTCCTTATATCTCCCTGCTCCTAATCCAGTTTCTGGTGAAATACCATAGATATATCTATTTCCTGTTAATTTACCAAAAGCGATTACCTCTTGAATAAATGAGGAGTAGCTTTGCGATGGATTTGGTCTATCTAGTAACTCGTGTAACTCAGTTCCCTCTAATTCTACTAATGCCTTCT